AACGCTCAGTCGCAGCCGGTGCGCTGTACACCACGCTACCGTTCTTGTTCATCACTCGGATGCTGTAGTCGCTGTTGACGTACAGTCGTGCAGGCGTGCCGTTGTTTGCCGGGTAACCAGCCAGCGTGCGAATGGGCTGGGCAGCCAGAATCGTCAGCGCAGCGTCCCAGTAAACCTGGATCGGATTGCCCTGCGGGTCGAGATTGGCCTGGCCGATCCAGACGTAGCCATCCTCAAGAGGCTGGCCGTCAATATCCGTGAAGATCGGATAGCTGGGTTGAATGGAAAGAGCGCTCATTGTTGGTTCTCCTGATCAAATTGGCGTCCGGTTTGGATTGCGCTCTGCAAAAACTGGATGCGCGCGTCCAAAGATTGTGGCAGGTTGGCCTCTTTTGCGAAATCCCCGAAGGCCTTGCTCATGGCTGTGCGTCGGATCGATGCCTGGCTGGGCTGGCCACCCTTGGTGGCAGTCTGCACAGCCAGCTCTTGGAACTCTGGCGAGGCAAAGAGCTTGGAGGCTTTCTGCACGCCAGCGCCCTTGGCTGCAGACATCCATTGCACGATGTCAGGCGCAATCAAGCCGCCACCGGGAATGGTGCCCACAGTGCCAGTGACAGCTCGTTGAGCCAGGCTGCTGGACATGACCCTGCCCATCAGGCCTTCGACTGCTGCCTCACCCAGAATCTGGTTTGCCTTGCCGGTGGTCGGAATGCGAGCCTGTGCATCAGCGATGCGCCTGGAAATCTCGTACAGGTCGCGCGATGCACGGTCCCACTCCGGACCCATGATCTTGACCATCTGAGCGTAGACAGGCGGGTTGGCGCGCAGGCCGCGGTAGATTTTGGTGTACTCAGCAGGGCTGAACACGGTTTCGACAGCGCCGGCCGCTGCTCGGCCTGCCGCCTTGCCTGCCGTCACAGACGCCAGCGCCGTGGCTAGAGTCTCTTTCTGCAGCTCTTCTGGCACCACCTTCATCAGCCTGTTGAAGGCTGCAGCATCGCCCTTGGCCGCCGTAGTGATGGCCGTTTGCATGCGCTGGGCCACGCTGCCGTCGATTTCCTGGCCAAATGCGCCGATGATGCGCTTCTCCAGTGCCTTCTGCTTGGCGGTCAGCAGGTTGGCCGCGCGCAGCTCGCGCCGAGCCTCCTCGCCTGCCAAGGTCGCCACGTTGTCAAGTTGGTCCTGTGCCAGCGCGCCATACAGGCGCTTTAGGTCGCCCTTGGCCATGTTCTCGTAGGGTGACTTGCCGCCCTCAAGAGCCTGGCCGATCAGGCTCTTCTCGCGCAGGAGTCCCAGGTAGGTCAACTCTCCCTTCTCCAGCATTTTGGCCAGGTTGGTTTCCTGTGGCGTCATCCGACCTGCCTCGCCAAGGTTGGCGCGCAGGTCGTCGAGGTAGGCTCTCAGGTTGTTCAGGTCAACTGGAGAGTTCTTTGGAACCATCTCGTCGATCCGATCGTAGATCGCTTTGGCGTCAGACTTCAGCGTCTGCCGAGTCTGCTGCAGCGTGTCCACGATCTTCTGCGAAGTAGCACCAGGCGCAGGCCGGCCGGCCACGAAGGCAGCGTCAAACTGCTGCGACACCTCGTCAGCACGCTGGATGGCCTGGCGCACCGTGTTTTCCCATGCGGCCTCGGCCTCGCCCGCAACCAGTGCGCGAGTCAATCCAACAGCGCTGCGCACCTGCGGGTTGTCGCTGAACACGTCAAAAGGCAGGTCCATGTTTAAGCGCTCGGCCGCAGCGCGTGCATCCGGATTGACCTGCGCCAGATCGACCAGCTTGGCCTTGGCCGCAGATGAGCCAGGACCAAACCCTGCTGCCTTACGCGCCAGGTTCAAAATCTCACCCACATCTGCTCCTTCTGCCGCTGCTGCCGCGGGAGGCACTTCAGGGGCCATTGCCGTGCCCATAGGCGCTCCAGCAGGGCCAGGAGCAGGAGGTGGTGCCTCGGGTATGGCTGCGGCTGCCGGAGGCGCTGCAGGGGCCACAGGAGGCGCTGCTGCCGGGGCTGGAGGAGCCGGTGCTGGCCTGCTCCTGAGTGCAGCAATCTGCTGCTGCACCTCGGCCAGCCTAGCCTCTCGAATGCCTCTGGACTCACCTTGCCGCAGCGGTTGCTGGGAAAGCATCTCCAGCTCAAACTCAAGCGCCCGGAGCTGCGCCTCTGGTGCGCCAGTTGGCGGTCCCATGTCAAAAGTCGGCTCGACGCGAGGTGCTGCTGGAGCCGGAGGGGCCGCAGGAGCACGGCCGGTGGCACGCTGGACGCCTCGACGCACGGCTGCTGCAGCCGGGGGTGCTACGCGCTGAATGATCTGCCCAGCAGGGCCGGTGACGGTGGCCATGCCAACTTCACCAAGGTTGAACTCGCCACCAACACTCAGCGCATCACCCAGAAGGGCATGCGGTGGAATGCCAGTCTGCGTTGTCTCGATGCCGGCCTGCGTTGCGCCAGCCTTCAGTGCAGCGCCAGGGATGGTGGCTGCTCGGCCTGCGGGGGTGAAGGCAAACAAACCTCCCAGTGCCCTCGGAATGTCACCAGCACTGAAGCCAGGAGGGATGGCGTACTCTTTCTGGTCCACCGACGAGCGCAGGATGAAATTGCCCTTGGCGTCTTGCCGAACCTGCAGGCCAGGGAAGTTGGCCTGCAGAATCTGCACGGTTTCCTGCGGATTGGTCAGCAGCGTGCCCAGCGCCGACTTGAAGGACGCCATGCTCATTTGGTTGAGTTCTGGCATCGCAGTCCACTCAGGCAGCGCCAGCGTTTCAGGAGTGGTGCGCCTTGCGCCCGTGACCATCTCGCCAATGGACTCGAAAAAACCCATTTTCGGAGGCTCTGCCGGAGCAGTTGCCACAGGCGCAGCGACAGCCGGTGCAGGTGCAGCCGGGGCTGCCATTGCAGGTGCCGGTGCAGGAGCCGTGCGGGGTGCCATTGCCGGAGCAGGACGAGCTGCTGCAGCCGCAGGAGCTGGAGCAGGTGCAGTTGCGACAGCCGCTGGCTGAGCGCCTTGCTGACGCTGTGCGTAGGCCGCCTGAGCAGCCTGGATCAGTTGCGCATCGGTTGCGTTGTCCGGGCCATCCAGCTCAATGATGCTGCCGTCAGGCGCTTGGACTTTGTATCTTGCCATTGGTCTTGACCTTTACCGAATTACGCGGAAGCCAGACGGCATTGCTGGGACTGCTGCTGGAGCCGCTGGAGCTGGAGCAGGTGCTGGAGCGGGAGCTTGAACAGCCGCAGGTGCCCTTGTTCTTGCGCCAGTGTAGAAATCCTGGCCAAGAATCGGGCCAAGACTCGTGTCGAATCTTGCGATCTCTTCCTCGGTGTACTTGTCCTCACGAATCAGCATGCGCGCATGGTCAGCGAGCTTTGCAGACCGTGTCGCAAATGCCTCCGCATACTTGGCCATCAGCTCACGACCACCTTCAGAATTTGCCAGCGACGGGAAAGCCGAGACAAACGCTCTGAACTCGGTGTCTGACGTAGAGCCTGAGCCAGGCGGCCGGAGTTGCGTGGCACCACGAATCGCCAGGGAGTTGGCAAGGTCGTTAGCTTTGACGGTGTCAGTCTCAAACCCAAGAGTCTTGGCAAAGTCGCTGGTCAGCTTGACAGTGGTGCCTCCTCCCTTGCCTTTGAGCAGGTCTGCGATGACCCTTGAGTCTCGCGCCAGCGTCCGAGCAGATGCGGCAGCAGCAGAGAATTCCTGCGCCCTTGGCACGTCCAGCTCTTTCATGGCCAGCGTACTTCGCTGCTGGCCGAGGTCGATCTTCACCAGCTCCTTGCTGACAGGCTCGATCTTCTGCGTCTTCAGGTTCCGCTGGTAGACGCCAGGTGCAAGCCCAAGCTGCGCCCTCTCTGCCTCTGGAATGATTGCGAAGCCTGGGTCTGGCTTGGCCTCTTCTGCGGCCTTGGCGATGCGCGACTTCACCGTGGCAGCAGCCACATCTGCATCGGCTCTTTCTTTCCTGGCTTTGGCCTGCTCAAATTCACGCAGAGCCGTTGCTCTGGCGATGTCATCGGTGGCGGTTTCCACTGCCACTCGTGCTTTCGCCTCGGCCTCTCGTGCCTTCGACTGTGCCTCCAGCAACTTGGCTGGAGCCTCTGCTGCAGTCCTGCGCTCGGCAGAAACCTTCAGCGCTGCTTCAAGCACATCCTTGCCGCCAGGCATTTCGGCCAAGATGCCGCCAAAGTAGTCCTCGGTGGCAGTTGGGTTCTCCTTGGCCACATCTCGCCAAGTCTCAAGGAACCTTGCGCCAGGCTCATCTCCAGTGTTGCGCTTGGCGTCAATCTGCCGCTGGATCAGGCCGATGGCAATCTCAGGCTTGCCGGAGCGAAACGCTGAGAAGACCTGTGCAGCCTGCGACCTTGCAGATTGCTGCTGGTCTGTGGTCAGCATGTTGAAACTCTCGCGCACAGCCTTGGCCTGCGTCTCGGGCAGCAACATGGACAGGTTGGCGTAGTCTTGGACTGTTGCGCCAGGCTGCCGCAGCCGCGCAAATGCGTCTTGAATCTGCTTCTGCTGCTCAGCCTGGCGTGCGGCCTGCTCTTGAGCCAGACGCGCCTCAGTGACGGCCGTGCCGGTCTTGAACGCTTGCAGGAATGCCTGCGTTGGGTCTGGAATGTCGACGCCGTAGTTGATTGGTTGGACCATCAGAATTTACCTCCGAGGCCGGAGAAGATGCCGAGGCCTCCAGAGATTGCCGCAGGAATCGCACCGAAGGCTCGGCCTTGGGCAATCTCTGCGCCTGCTTGTGCGGCACCTTGCTGGGCCAGCAAGTTGGAAATGTTGGAGCCAAGAGCCTGGGCCTGTGAAGCCTGATTGGCTGCCGATGCCTGGCCACCGCGATAGAGCTGTTCTGCCACGCCCAAGCCAGCACCAGCAAAGCCTCCGAGCCGCCCGTATTGCTGCTCGATGGCCTGCTGCAGCATCTGCGGCCTGAACTGCGCCAGAGCAGCCTGCACGTTGCCGCCACGCAAGCCGCCAGTGGCTGACGCACGCTGCAGGAGCGCCTCCTCGCCTCGTTGAATCTGGCTCTGCAAGAATGGGCTAGATTCAATCTGGCTGATGGCCTGGCGTTGCGCTTCTGGGCCGAGCAGGCCAGCAATAGCCTGCTGCTGTTGGAATGCTTGCGCGCCAGCTTGCTGGAATGGCTGCAGTTGACCGATGGCTCCTGTGCCTGCTGTGACGTATGGTTCGAGCAGCTTTTGCACTGCATCAAACTGGCGACGCTGTTCTGCAATGCCGGCCTCAGATGCGCCGGCCTGCGCAGCCGCCGCGGATTGAGCAGCATCGGCCTGCGCCAGGCCGGAGACGAGCGTTGCGCCGCCGACAGCAATGCCGGCAAGTGCTGCTCCAGATAGTCCAAAACTCATTTTTTGCCCTCCAGGTGCGGATGTTGGACGGCCTCAAGAACAGGGGCCGGTGCAGGGACGGTGTACATGTCCCAGATGGCCTGTGGGTCTGTCTCGTTCGTCGGGTTGGCGTGGAAGGTGGTGACCTCGACGTCCGTCAGCGCCACGCCAGCACGCTTGGTGTTGGGCTTGGTGACGCTCATGAAGCCAGGGCCGACCTGGGCCGATCCATCGTCAGTGGTGACGATCAGGTGGCCTTTGCGAACCACGAAGAAAGACTCGTCCTTATGCACAGCGCCAGTCAGGACTGTGCCTGCCGGGATGTGCATGGTCCGAGCGTAAAGGCCATTGCAGAAGTCGTGATCGACAGGCATGTCGACCTGGGGGAGCTTCAGCAGCTCGGCCTCCAGGCGGTAGATAGGCAGGTGCTCGGCAGGCACACCGGCCTGTTTCGCAACTTCCTGAACCGCGACATCGCTCATCGAATCCTCCTGCTGGGGGCTGTGAGCTACTGGCTGCTCGGACGGCTCAGTGGACCATATTTTCCCACAATCTGCCATTTGGTCAATCTTCCTCGAACTCGCGCTCTTCCCAGGCCTGGCAGGAGCGCAGATCGTGGCAGATGAAGTCGAACTTGTTGCAGTAGCCGCGGAATCCTGCGCCCACGTCCCACTGGTTCCAGGGAATCTTGTCCATCTTCACCTGAGTCATGACCGAGTTGTCGTAATACTCGCAGTTGGAGCAGCGCCGACGCCTGGCTTCTGCCTCATCGACTTGCATGGCCTTGGCCAGCGCCATCCAGTAGGGCTTGTTGGCTCCACGCTCGTTGCTGGGCTTTTCAGGGCCGAGCATCCAGTCGTCGATCGCCACCTGGGTGTTCTTCTTGTTCTCGGCCGCCGTGATGAACGGTTCTTCGTAAGGGATGCCGCCGAAGCCGGCCAGCATCATCTTGGGCATTTTTGCGTCTTCCATCATGAACTCCTTCAGGTGATCTCGCGGCCGCTGGCTCGAATGGTCAGCGATGTGGCTGCACTGGCAATGGTGGAAATGAAGCCGCCAGACTCCAGCACCTGACCAACCAACTCGGGGAAAGTGTAGGTCTCGTCTGGCGCAATGGAGCGCGCATCGACGATCAGATTGCTGACTCCAGCAGAGCCTCCATTGGTCACCAAGTTGACGCTGATGGTCACATTGCCTGCGCTGGTGTTGGTGGCCGTGAACTTGTCGATGATGGCTCGTGCATTGGCCACTGTGTATTGCGTGGTCTGGACGTTTTCAGCCTGCTTGGCCGGGATCAGTGTTTTGACAAGGACGCTCATGGTTTCTCCTTAGATTGCTTCGGCACCGCTGGCCGTGATGGTCAGACCGGCAGCAGCCGCCTGGATTTGGATGGTTTCGCCTGCGTTCATGACTTGCACGCCGTTGTACTGCAGTGCATTGTTGGCAGGCACTGACACGTCATACAGAAATGCGTTGCCTGTGCCAGCCACTCCAGCAGCAGGCACCAAGAACACGCGCACGTTGATGGCCAGGGCAGTGGTGTTGGCAATGCTAAACTCTTTGAGCAGCGTGCGTGTGGCAGCCGGCACCGTATACAGCGTTGTGACGCCGACTGTGATGGCGGCCTGGCCGAGTTTGGTGGGTGTGATGTTCTGGAATGCCATGTCACATGCTCATCCATTCAAGCACCTGCACAGCAGATGCGGGTTTGTTTTCCCATCGGGACTGCGTGGCATCGTAGATCAGCACATCAAAGTCGTTGGGGGTTCCAGTGCCGTTGATGTAGACATCCTGCAGCCGGCTCAAGGCCTCAGCCACCGTCATGCGAATGAAGATCGAGCCGGAGCCGCCGCCACCAGCGTTGACGACCACCGCCACCGGCACATCGATGCTCGGAGCCTGTGGTGCCACGTTGGTCCAGGTGCCAGGCGCTGCCGGGTCAAAGTAGAGCAGATCACCGTCTGTCCAGACCTCGCCGTAAGGTGCGCCTGTTGTGTTGAATCCCTTCAGAAGGCCAAAGGCAATGACGTAGCCGAAGTCGTTGTCTGGAATCGTCTGAGCTGCCACGCCCATCATGTAGTCTGACAGCACAGAGCCGTCAGCAATTGCTGGCGCAAAAGTCAGCTTTCCAGAAGAGCCGATGGTGCCTGTGAACATCACAGGCGTGCCGATTGCGATTGGTGCGCCGCTGGTGTTCTTGGCGTAATACTGCAGTTCTTGTCCGACCTGCAGCACAGCTCCGCCGTACTGGTCGACATCCATCGTGCCATCGTCTCGGTTCCAGTAGGTGCGGCCTGGCTTGTCTGCAGGCACAGGCGCGCGCTCGTTGAGGTCGACATAGTCTGTCGCCACCGAGTTGTTGTTCTGAATGACCGGGGCCGTGGCCAGCAGCGCCAGCGAGTTGGCGATGCTGTTGAGTGCATCCAAAGCCTGCACCGCCTTCTGGTCGGCATTGCCGCTGTTGGTGGCCGCGTCTTGCGCCAACCTGACAATCTGCGCCAGCGCCTCATTGGCTGCAGCATCAGCATTGCCTGCCTGAATGCTGATGCCCGTGGTGTCGCTCGAAGGCGAGACCTCATCAGCGACCTGGAACAGGCGCTCGAACTGCCTGATCTGCTCGTGGTTCTTGAGAAACGTAGCGAGCTGATCGCGCGTGAGGTTGAGCTTTTGCGTGGCCATCAGTAGAGCAGCCCTTCAATCTGCGCTTCCAGGCGCGCGAAAGCCAGGTGCGCATCACTGTCGCCACGAAAGCGCTGGATGCGCCAGTTGCGCATGCTTCCCTGCTGGAACCACGCCAGGCGCTTCTTGGTGTTGCCAATGGTGCCGGCACGCAATGGCCGGTCCTGGCTCCATGACAGGCCGTCAAGGCTGTAGCTGGTGGTGATCATTGGGTCGACGCCCAGCGCCACGCGGCCGGTCAAGCTGACCAGCTCCAGCTCGTGGAACAGAGCGCCATTGCCTTCGTTGTAGGCAATCAGCGTGCCGAACTCCCAACGCACCTTCTGACCCCAGTGCGTGCCAATGGTGTCCACCAGGTAGCCGATGTTGCTCGACTGCGGATCACCGACCAGCCACTTGTCATAAGCCCAGACCAGATTGCGCGCACGGTACTGTGCGAATCCGACGATTGTGGTCGTCAGCGTAAACCAGACCAGCTCACCAAGAGCCTCGCTTGCCGCTGCGTCATAGACCAGCGTGCGGTCTGGCAGATGAATGTAGAGGTGCTGGTGCGCCTTGTCGTTGCGCGCCTCCAGTTTGACCGTGGCGAGCTGCACTTCGGTGTACTGCAGCAGGATTTCGTCAATCTCTTGCGTGCTGACCTTGGTGGCCGTGGCGTTGGCACCCATGTAGATGCCTGGCGCTTCATTGCGGCCGCTGCCCAAGAATGCCACCATCTCCATGAAGACGCAGCAGCCGAACGTGCCGATGACGCCCTTCTGAATCTGCGCTCCGTCGATGCGCTGGAACGGGAAAAAGTCACCGCCCACGTTATCGAACACCTCAATGGTGTTGCGGTTCAATGCATAGACCTCGTTGCGCAGCTTGATCAGTGCCACCACCGGATCGGGATCGACTTCGCTGGAGCCGTACTTCAGCGGGTTGACCTGCAGCGGATTAGACAGCTCTGTCACCACGAGGTTTGTGCCATCGGTGGTCATGAAGTAGCCATCCACCCAGCAGAAGTCCAGCACCACGCCGAGGTCTGGGTCTGTCACTTGAGTGAGGACGCCGTTCCAGTAGTACAGCCGGCCGCCAGACGAGATGGCCAGGCGGTCGAAGCTGTAGTCCATCGTCACCAGCGTGTTGACAGGGCCGCCGACATCGCCAAGCACAGTCACCACGCCATTGCTGGACACCGTCACGAGTTTGGTACCCATGACACGGTAGCAAACGCCATTCCAGTTGATGCCGCCGCGGTCGATGCCAGGGCCGCTGGCGTTGGCCACGATGCCGTCACCTGGTCGCAGGAAGCCGGAGCTGATGCCGCTGTTCTTGGGCACCGGCACCATATTGACCGGGTAGGACGTGCGAAAGTCCGGGCCGTTGTCGGTGTAGATGCCGTTCAGGATTGGAATCTGCATGGCCTCACCACTTCACCTTGTCTGCCCAGTAGGCAGCGCTCATCTTTCCCT